GCTAATTGCTGTAACCCACGCACCTCGCCGGGGGTCATGTGGACAAGCATGGTGTCTTTGCCACGGCCTAATGAAGCAAGGCCACCCTTAGCTAATCTCATTTGCCCGGACGCTCCCGCTCCAGATGCACCGGGGTTGAAGTCAAATCCGGGATACCCTCTATTTTGATTCGCCCCTTGAGGATTCATCGTGGCGCTTCCCTGAAGATTTAAACTGACGTTGGATTGCCCACCACTACCACCACCACCTAGACTACCAATACCGCTATCGCCAAACTTTTGTTGCCCTATCTGCGGAGGGAGTGTTGGCGGTTGCTGTTGGGGGAGTGCCGTAAAGGAACCCGTGGTTGCGTTATTTTGCCCGCCGGAAAACTGGGGGGCCGGTTGTCCAGCGGGAAGCTGTTTTATAAACCACTGCATAGCCTTCGCTTCCATAGCCTTCGCTGCTTCAATTGTCATAAGATTATCAAGCGGCCCCATTACATACCCCGGCGGCGCATAACCTCGCGGCATCGGGTTGTTTGGCCCAAACGGAGGTTGCGCGTATTCTGCTGCCATACCCTGCGGGGCTACTTGATCCATATAAACCTCTCATTATTCATAGGCATAATATCACGCGTACACGGGTGTCAATACCTCGGATACCCGGGCTACAGTCAGAATTACCGAAGGGGTGGCAGGACGAGCTGGGCTGGTCTGCGCGGCAAGATACGTAATGTTGATGCCGGAGTCTTGCGTGGCCCACATTAGCTCCAAGTAGTCATCAGCCGCTAACTCGGCAAAAAAGTTTAGGGCAGCAATCAAACGACCGTCCGTGGCACCATGCTTCGCCGGGATGGAGAACTCACTGTTTGAGTCGGCTATATTTGTTCCGTTCTTCCGAAACCAGACGCTGGTGGTGTGGACGTTAGCACCGGAGTTGGTGAACTGAATACTGAACTGGACATTATAAAGTCCCGCATCAACCACGGTAATCTGGGACGGCAAGACCCCGGTTATGGTCGTACTCGCCACCTCCTGCGAGGTGCCCACCGTATAAGTCCCCGTCCCCCCAGTGCCAGTGCCAAAAGCGGTAATCCTAGTGTTTGCTGTCACACCAGTGCCGGATAGCGTCATGCCCTCGTAGATCGTCCCGGAGGCTACCGCCGATACCGTCAGCACAGTGCCAGCGCCCGGAGGGGTGCCATCGTCAATCGTGCCAGTGAATACGGCTTGCTTGTTGGTAATCGATATACCGTTGCTTGCGGCAGTTGTGTTGAGCCGAACGTGGTAGGCCGTTGTAGTACTACCGTCTAGCTGGTTTGTAGTGTCGTAGAAAGACCCATACGAAAAGCCAAGGTAGTCCCCGCCACGAATCCCGAACAGCGCGGAAGTAGCGTTGTCCAGCGTGTTGAAATATACCCGAAGCTCCCGGTAGGTCTGGTCGTAGTAACGCGCCTCATACACTCGCGGTGCATTGATAAGATTTGGGGCTTTGGTGGCGCGTAATGTACTCATTTGCGTTTACCGCCGACCATCAGGCCGTGCATCAATTCTCGGTGCGCCAAGCTGCCACGCCACACCCTGACCGGTAGACCGAATTTCAAACGCCATCTGCCTACCCCGGACTCGGGTATACACCTGTCCGGTAAACTGCTGCACTGTATAAACGCGTTCCGTGTTGTAGTTCTGGGCGCTGGTAACTGCCGGTGAGCTAGGTACCCCGTACGCAGACCCCGGAAACTGTTTTGGCTTACAGACCATGGTCACTGCCGGGAAACTTGGAGCCGCCGTAGTGGAGCCGTCAAAGGTCAGGTCGGGGATGATCCGCCACACAAAACCAAAGTTATTGCCATCGCCAATGTCAAAATCAGACGAATCAATGTACGCCTCAATCGGAATTAACGTCGCCGTAGAATTATCGTCGTTGCCAACTTCATGGAACATAATTTGATTGGTGATCAAAAACGCAACTGTCGAATAGGCAACATGAGACGCCGCCGTGGTGCTATTAACCCCGCGAGTACACCCGCTTAGAGACGTTGCCGTCCTGCTGGTATATGTGATCTGTTCGCTGTCAATCGTCACCGTCCCAGTCTCGGGATAGGTTGAAGCATCAATCAGGTTCAGGGTAGTTACTGTGGCGTCTACCGCCGCAGACAGATAACTTGTCTTGACACTGAAAGCACCCATCGGGTTGCTGCGTAGCGCGGAATCCAGCCAAGCGGTGCGGTTTAACGCCCCGTAATACCACACATTTTCGAGGTAGTTGTAGATCACATACCGGTCGTTGACTGTGCTACCCAAGGAGGGGTAATGCCACCACACTTCGCTGTATTGCTCGTTGCCACCGGCAACCACCTGATAACGCTGGTCAAAGTTAAAATCGTCAAAAATAAATTGACGCACCGTGCAGGGCAGCGTTTGCACCCGACCGTCGTACATGTAGAACTTGTCGATGCCCATCCAGAACATGATGTTACTGGCACCAGCAACACTGTTGGGAGAAGCAATGGAGACCCCATCCATCAGCAGGTTAGCGCCCCATACGTAGGGTGGGCCGAGGTATTGCAGGGCGTAGACGGCGCTGTCAGACCAGATCACAAACTCTTGCCTACCATGTCGGCCAGTAACCAACTGAGAACCATGGGATAGGCGTAGCTCCCCCGATTGATTGGTAGCTGACGGAACCCACTGATACGTATTTTCTTGGTCAGACCAGCGCACCAACATCGGGTCAAAGTCCGTCTCAGCGTCCAATGGATCGTATGGGTTGGAGCCTAGAGCGATGGTAAACCGCTGCACACCCGAGGTGCTTATTTCATAAACTTGGTTTGGGACAAACGTACCGTCGTAACCTGCTGCGGTAGCGAGACTTTCCACAGTCACTGCCCGGGGCGGAGCGGTCGTGGTGTCAGCCGCCCAGTAGTAAATAGCGCCTTCCCGGACTGCCGCCACAAGGTCTTGACCGTAGCTGTCGATTGTCCACAAACGCAGCTTGCCAGTGTCGGTCACCGCTGCGGCTCCCGAATACTCTTCACTCCAACCATCTCGACTCCACGGGCCGACACCCCAACCCGTACCCGTCACTGACACGGAATTACCGGCGTTTATTTGATACACCGCAGCGACCGAAGCGCCACCGCCAGAACTGGTAGCAGAGGCCGCTGTTGCCAGAATAATCTGATAGGTATTGGCAGTGGGCACGGCAATAATCTCGTACTCGGCGTTAAACACCGTAAAGTTTGCGCCCGTAGCACCGGAGAACGTCACATACGTCCCGACCGTTATAAGGTGAGCCGTGTCGGTTACCGTGACCAGCTTGGAGCCAGTGGTGATAGCAAAGGGGTTGTTATTAATAGTGACGGAAGGACGAACAGGAGTAATGTCATAGAACGCGCCCCCATTCTCAACGTAGAGCTTTTGCTCAGTTCCCAGCGCCAGCAGGTTACTACTGTTCTGCGTGATCCAATTAGTCAGGTTACGACACACACCCTTGTACGTGTTGTATACGCCGCTTACGGATGCCGCGAGGTTCTGCCATCCGCCAATTTTCTCAGGGAACCCAGAACGAAACCGAATCTTGTCGCCGTCAAACCAGCCGCCTTCTCCCGCATAATTGGTGTTTTCGCGGTTGATCCCGGGTTTGAACTGGAGTTTGGATAATGGCACGTTTAAACTTTCACGAGAAAGGGCGGACGCCCTGTTTGTCAATAATCAGCTTGGAGTCCCGTGGTGCTGCTTCCGGGGTGTTTGGCACCGAAATATGTGTCCAAGAACTGTACTCCAAAATAATCTGGTCAAACTCGATTCTACCCGCAATACAAGCCTCCACCACTTCCCGAGGCTTCATACCCGGCACCCGGATATCCGCAGCGCAGCCCAGACGGTGCTGGCTGGTGTCCTTGCTCCCCACGGAGTCGTTCACCAGCTTTGACCGGAACCCGCTGTTAATCATCACCGGCTTGCCACCCACCGCCGTCTTGACCCGCTGGAGAAGCCCCGCCAGCCGCTTGAGGTTCGCCATCTCCTGCTCGTTGGGCGTGTTGTCCCAGCCGTTACGGTCAGCAGCTTCCGAACGGGTCAGTTCTTCAAGCGAAAAATTAATGGACAGGTTCACGAGATGCGTTGAAATACCGATGGGTCTAACTCAGCGCTGGATGCTCCGGTTCCATCTGTTGTTTTACCACCTACGTTTCTCCACGTTCCAGCAACATCTGTTTGCTTAATAGTTATACTGCTATCACTGCGTCCAATATAAATACATCGAAACGCGCTGGTAGTTGACCCCGCCGTCACAGCCCCATTCGACGAAGATACCCCTACCGCAAACATCCCAACGCCCAAGTCACCAACATCCGTTGCCATGAGACCCGGCGCTGCAATTGTTATTGTTCCCGTTCCGTTTGTAATGGTGACATTTGTTCCAGCAGTCAACGCAGCCTTGGTCAGCGTGCTGCCCGTTGTGTTGCCGATTAGCAATTGCCCGTTCGTGTAGGTCGTCTGACCGGTTCCGCCATTTGCGACAGGTAATGTTCCGGTGACGTTTGCTGTCAAGTCGCAATAGGTGGTAGACGATGAGTTGGTGCCACCGTTGGCTATAGGCAAGATGCCAGAAACATGGGTTGTCAGCCCAATTTTGCCGTAAGACGGAGCAGTATTAACACCACCGGATATCAGCGCACTGCCCGTTGCCACATCTGCCAGTTTGGACAGCGCCGTCGTGGTTGACGCAAATACGATGTCGCCAACAGCGTAGACGCTCTGCCCTGTACCACCTGAAGTGGCGGGGAGCGCAGTTGCAAGGGCAAGGGCTGGAAGCTGTGTGATCTGGGAAACGACGTTTGTTCCGTCTGCATACACCAGCGTCCGCGCACCGTTGGGCACCGTGATCCTCGTGCCCGCCGAGGTCTTGACCACGATGCTTTGCGAGCCAGTGGTGCTGTTTTGGATCAGGTATTGCTTCTGAATCGTCGGGACAATCAGGTTACGCGTGGCTGTGAGTGACCCCGAAGATGTGACGTTCAGCGCAAAGTTTCGTGCTACTTGAGAGGCGTTGGAGTCCGTCAGGGTGATTGTGAGATCAGCATCCGAGGTAAAAATTGGGTTGCCATAGCCCACAATCGCTTGCTCAAGCGCAGTGCCAATGTTGGTGTTGGTGGTCGTGCCCCATGTACCAGCCTGATCACCAAGACCCATTAGCTCGATTTTGAGGTTGGTCGAATATGTGGATGCCATGTAATGCCTCTTTGTTTAAATTTGTGGGGGAACCACACCCTTGATACGTTCCGCTGTACGTAGCCCGGACAACCCCAGCATACCAAATAACACAGGAACCATCTCTGACAACTCCAGCGCGGGGGCCAGTTTCAGTTGCGCCGCCATCTCAGCCGTTCCAAAGGTGAAAACTACGAATTGCAAGAACGGTAACAGCACATACGAGTAAGCAAACGCAGCAGCGCATGTCCAACCGGTCGCTGGTCGCCAGCCCGATACGAAGATGTTGGCGTGTTTAGCTTCCTCAATGTTTACCTGAATCTGGAGCTTCGCAAGGTCAGTCTCAGAGGCAAGTTTTGCAAGGTCGCCATTCTGCTGCATCTTCAGCAGTTCTAACTGAGCAGCCGCCTTTTTCTCCGGGTCAGGGAAGAACCGTTCTATCAACGACTCAGCAGCAGAGAACAG